TAACGTAGCAGCTCCTACTAATGTAGTCGTACATATTGCGATTATTTTGACAGCTACTATTCCTGTGACTGTTGCGATTGTGAAGGGATCACTTGTTCCGTCGTGGTCCCCTATTGCGTTAGTAGTACCTCCGTCGAAAGTTATTGATTTAGTAAGAAGTGCTTGGCCTGCTTGAATGTTAAAATAATTGTCCATATTTTGAGTTACTCCCATTTTTTACCTCGTACTTTTTATATTAAAAAATTAAAAAAAATTACTCAAAGATTATCCTTGAGATTTTCTCGTAGCAAAGAGTCACACTTGCGTCTCCGGAACTAAGTTGCTGAACGCCTACATAAGGAATCAAGTCTATATCGTTTGTCAATGCTGTAGTAATATACACCAATGCATCATTTATATAGAAATGTGCTTTCCTTGCACTATCAACCTCTATTCTTAGATTGTAGTTAGTAGATGCTGCTACTGTTACGCCCGAATCAGTTGTAGTATCTGTTCCGCCGATTGAACTAATTACTTGCCAGGTTGTTTCTAGTGCGACATCTGTATCAAATCTAAAATAAATCTGATCGTTGTCTGTTGCTATCACTGGGTCGTTAGTCAATTTCAATCCAGCCCAAAGCAAAATATTTGCGACACTCGCCGAAGTTCTGAGTTGTGCTTCCCAGACTACCTGGTTTTCAGTTCCCCATAGAACTCCTGTCCATGCGGTCTGTTTTGTGTCCAAATGTGGTAAGATTATTACCTGATCATTGTCTGCACTACCTGTTTCGAGTTTTACACCGCCGGCAGTTGTGTCCCAACTAAAGTCAGCGATATCAGCATTCATTCCTAGAAGTTCAAAATCTAGATTATAAACGATTGAGATAGTTGAGTTTTCGTTAGGTAATTGAAGAAAATTTTCCTCAAGACTATATCTGCCTGGTGAAGTTCTTACCTTACCGGTAAACGTCAGGTCAGCATCAAAGCTATACTTATCTCCGGTATAAGGAGGAGAAGCACCGCCTCCTACTGGATCTGTTCTAAATCCATCACTCATTTTGTTCACCCGAGTCCCCAAATAATAAGGTTATGGATTCCTGTAGAGATTGTTCCAAGCGTAATAATGCCTGTTGCGGGATCCCATGCAGCTACTACATCGGTTCCTACATCGTCTTGGAACAAAGAGTTAGTAATCGTTTTGATCTTTGATCCTTTTGCGTTCGCAACGTCACTGTTTAAGTCGATTGTGTCGCTTGTTGCAGCAGTTGCCGGGGTCACGATTAATATCTCCGTTATATTCCCGTTCAAGTTGTAATAAAACGTACAGTCTGAAGTTATGTCTGTCATTTTTCTTTGCCCTCCTTATGCAATACCATACATCTGAGTCTGTGCTGACTCGAAGGTATTGACAGGTGTAATGTATTCTTTGAGTAAATAAGGGAAGTTATCATTCTCATTGTACTTCTCTTCGTAGGTCAAGTCCTGGAGTACTGCCATGAAATTATATCTCATGTCCAAGAAAAGGATCCTTTTCGAGCTTGCAGCGGTTGGCATGAACTTGTCTTTTATATACATAACATCATCGAATTCGAATGCGTTAGGTATACCGAAACCAAGCGTAGCCTGACTTGGATTAGTGACTTGTCTCTGTAGATCAAGTAGTAATCCTTTGATGTAGTTGTGGGTTGTCACATCTGTCACAGCTAACGAAATACTTCCGTTTGCATTGAAAGATGTTGCTGTCTCTGCTCTTAGACCTGCAAGCGTAGGTAATCCACCAGACTTGTTGGTCGTATTGGTTGTGATAGTAATTATCAAACCACTAGGTTCCTCTGGGTTAGTAGATGCGTCGCCGTTAATTATTGCGTCTTCTTCTGCTTCCATTATGCTAGTTGTTTTAACTGCATTGTCTAGCTGTGTAGGATCGATGTATCCTCTCATTGAAGCAATTGCCGGACCGCTTATTCTACCTTTTGCATAAAGGTATTTGACAGGTACTGATACTCTGTCGTAAACGTCTACTTGGTCAGCGATTGTTGCATTCTCTGCAGCCCATACAGCTCCGCCTTTAGCAGTTAGAGCATTGTAATCGTATGTCTGACCTTTGATAGCTCTACGAGGATAAATATTTCTCATAGGAGTTTCTCTGATTGTTCTGTCTACGATTGAAGGATCAACCCAAACCGGAATAAGTGCTGTTCCTGTAGTTCCTGCTCCGCCTGTCTGAGTATTAATCGAACCTGCTTTAGCAAGACTTTCCTTAATCATAGGGATCTGGTTGTTCTTTGTAAATGGGTTCCAGTACTCGTATGATTTTCCGCCGAACTGGTCTTTTTGTGGAGTAATCGATCTTGCGAATGAATCGATATGAGACTGTTCTGCATCGAAATCGTCTGGTGCTCCCTGGAATTTTGCTATTGTATTCATTTTAACGCCTCACTATAGGGATCATGCCCTTCTCTAGAAAATCTTTCATGTCAGTTGCTTTCTTTGCGTCTGCATCTTCGTCATGTTCAAGGTATCCCTTATATAACGGAGATTCTTTCATCAGTTTCATCTCTTTCTCTAACTCTGCTTTTTTCTCGAGATCCTTTTCAAGACCTGAGATTTTTGTGTCTTTCTCTGTGTCAGCAACTTTTGAAGCTGCTTTCAAATCTGCTGATTCTTTATCTGTAACTACCTTCTCAGCTAGAACCTTGTCAAGTTCTGTCTTTGAATCAGAAATTTGTTTCTCAAAATCTTCGGCTTTCTTAGCCATATCATTGAACTCCTTCTCGGAGTAAGTCTTATCTGTCATGTTTTTCTCCTCCTTTGTCTTAAACATTTTTGCGACTGCATATACTCCTGCATGTTTATTTGCAGGTACTGCGACGAAAGAGGCTTCAAGTATTTCTAGTTTTGTGTATACTTTTATTTCTTTTCCGTCGATTTTTTTCATTTCATAATCTTTAACTATTGCTCCGATTGATACACCCATAGGTGCTCCTTCGTCTAGCATTCCTTTAACGATATTTGCGCTAGGATTAGATAAGAAAAATTTCGGTTCTGATACTAAGGCTGTATGTCCTTTTCTTTTTTCTATTCGTTTGTTTTGCCATACACAGACTTGATTAAGTATTTTGTTTTCGTGATCCATAAGACCGACGATTATGTCTGAGTCTTGCACGTTTTCAAGAGCAGTTTTACCGACTATTTCATTATCACGATCTAAGCTGTTATCAGAAAGAACTGCTTCGTATTTATTTACTCCCTCATTTCCTTTAACTTTAAACAAAGGTTGGTAAAGTTCAATCTTTTTACCGATTATATTATCACCCATAGAAAACACCCATAATTTTATTTAAATTCCGAACCATAGTTTCTTTATGAACCATCTTTTATTTAAACAATACTTAAATTAAGGCTTTACGATATTGTGGTGTACTCCTGCAATTTGGATGAGCCGGGGGAATTTGTCCATGCCATCCTGAAACATCATCTACAAATTCGTCGTCGAAAGGTATGCCTTTTTCAAAATATTTAGCATGTAATCTTAAACAAATAGGACTGGTATCTTTGTCTCCAACTGCGTCCCATGCCTTTCTACCAGGTATTCCGGATTCCCTATATCCTGTTAATTTTCCTTCTGAAATGAAACGATTGCTCTCTGTGCGTGCAATTCTTGTAGCTTGGTTCCAACCGGATCCTCTGAATATATCTTGAATGTTTTTTGTCATTTCTTTTTTAGAAACTCTATTTATTACATCGTCTTGAACTGATCTTAAGATATTAATCTGTAAATCCTTAGAAGCTCCTTTTATTCCGGTCCATCTTTTTCCGTCAGAGAGTGTATATCCATTAAGCTGTTGTTCGGCTAAGATATTTACTTTGTCACTAAAAACTGCAGTAAATCCTATGCCTACGCCAATCTCCTCCTCTGCGGAGTCTAGTCCTTCTTTTAGTCCAGATCTAACAAACGTCTTGATTCTTTTTGCAAAAGGAAGAGTATTAACAGAATTAAATAAATCTCTAACAAATTCCCCGAAAGTCTTATTCATATATGCTTTTTCGAATTCGATGTTATCTATCGAGTTTACTACTTTCTTTTCCATCCGCTTTAATTCATTAATCATAAACGCTTCGTAATCTTCTGACTCGTCTACTACGTCTTCTCCTGGTTCGATTATTTCATCTTTTCTTACATATCTAGGAGAATACTCTAAATAATTGAATTCGTAAGGCTTAATAGGGACAGTGTTAGAACAATAATTATTACGGAAATCTTCAAGACCTTCTTCGGTACTTACATTGTTTTCTTCAGAATGGCCGTTTATGTCTTCTTTTTCGACAATCGTATAATATTTCCATTCTCCTTGTTCGCCAGATCTAAACATGAAAGTAAATTTATCTTCTTCTTCGAGGCAATTAATAATAGGAAATATCCCGTTCTTTTTATTAAAATTTACCCGTTCCCAAAAATCGTTGAAGTCTTGTTCTAGCATTTTATTTATTCTATTTTATTCATATATTATAGTAAAATCACTTGTTGATGAGGTCGATACCCCCAACAGAGAACCACCTTCAGATGATTGATTTGTTTTTATAAAGTTTCCTGCAGTATCTACTAATATTCTTCTTTCTGCTTCTGCATCATAAGCTCTGTCTAGCTGATTCCAGTTATCAAGCCTTGGGTCGGTAGGACTTGTCTGAGGTTGTCTTTCGACCATTATTAATCCTCCTTATTTTTCATGTATTTAGAAAATGATTTAGAAAAGTACTTATCTTTCTTTGGATCTTCTTTAATTGGGTCGTCTTTTTTAGGATCATTAGGATCGTTTGGATCATCTGGGTTGCCTGGTTGATTATTTGTTTGGATGTTTGCTACGTCTCCGCCAGGTATAGGCTTTCTTCCTTTTTCTTTACGGAATTCGTTAATAGTTAGAGCTCCTTTGTCTAGTTCGTTCATTGACTGTTCATGTTCGATTTTTTCCTGTTGATGATCTTTAGGGAAATATTTAAATTTGATTCCTGGCTTTTCGTTCTGGAAAAACTCTATCAGTATTCTTTTATTTACATTGTTTTCGATTATATTAAGGAATGGTTTGATTGCGTTCTTGACTGTGATTCTTTCTTGTCCGTCTGTGTTTCCTTTTGATACGTTCTCATGAAAACCTGCTTCTACAGGTGAAACTCCAAATATCCCGAATATTAACTGATGATACCATTTTTGTCCGTTTAGCCATTCCATGTCTCTATTGTTTGGAGCGAACATCTGAAATTTTGCATCTGAGTTTTGAAATAATAATTTATGACGTTTGCCTTTTGCTTTAGTGTTCCACATTCTTTCGAACTTCTGAAGAGCTTTGCCGTCTGCACCAGGAAGGGAAACGATTCCGTCAGGTATAGCGTTTTTTACATAAAAGTCTTTGTTCCATCTAGTAGATTGAATAAGTAACTCAAGTATTTGTTGGACTGCTTGGACCTGGGAATATCCGTAAATAGAATAAGATTTCTGGTTAAGTAAAGAATAAATTACTTCGTCCGGCTCGAATCTTATAGGATTAGTTCTAGGATTTTTAAAAGAATATTGATAATAAGCCATGAGTCTTCTGTGGATATCTATTTGTTTAAGGAAAGTCGAACCGTCTGCAGGTCTTACTTGGGCCAGTTTTCTATTTCCGAATGGTTTAAGAACAATCCTTGATTCTGTAGAACCTGTTTCTCTGCCGGTATGATCAAGTATAGGAACATCTTCAACTACGTAAGAATCTGTAGTAAATACATTTACCCAGACTTGAGCATCTATTTCTCCGATGTCTGTAACAGCTTGGCTGCCTAAGTCGCTTATGTCTTCTCTTTCTTGGTTGATGTTTTCTAGGAAATCTTTAAACTCGATTATTTCTTTTTCGTGTAATACTCCACTTTCTGAATCGTCTTCTATTACGTCCCAAGGAATAGTAGTTACTTCTTTTTTGATAGTATTGAGCACCATCTGAATCCAGGGAGATCTAGCGAACTTTCTTAACTGATTTATATTAATAGAACGAGGTTGACCTTGTCTTGCTACCCAGAACCATTCAGGATGCACAGGGAGCCGTTCTTCTATTACGTCCGCACCGTTGAATCCCGTTATATCATTAATGAAGAATTTCCCTAATTTATTAAATATGGCCATATTTAGAATTGTTTATGAACTACCTATTATTTAAATAATACTCAAAAATAAAAAAAAATCAAAAAGGATTTTCTACATATCCATTTTTGCTTGTCTCAGCCATAAAGATAGTTGAGATGATTTCTTCAGAGATTTTCGGGTGTCTTTGGATATAACCTTTTAGCTGACAGAACATCTGGATCTTGTTGTCCTTTTCGGTCATTGTGTCATCTATTTCGTATTCATCCCTGACTCGCTTTTCGACTTCTTCCTTTACTTCGTCAACTAGTACCCTGAGTCTGCTTACCTGGAAATCTGTGGCCCAATCTTTGAACTTGTTAAGCTTCTTTAGATTACCATCGATGTTCTTGATGTTTTCTTCCATCTTTGGAATCTGTTCCTTTACTTGCTCTATTTGAGACTCTTGCTTTTGCTTCTGGGCTTCTTCGCTATTAATAGCATTTAGAATCTCTTTAGTAGAGAACTCAACAGGAGGTATAACAGTCTTAAGTATGACTTTCATTCCGTCCCTGTGAAATGTCCGGATAGGTTGATTATTGGGTTGTTTATTGGACATCTGCATCAAACTCCTCAACGACTATCTTTTCTTTGGTCTTGATTGTTTCTACTACGAACTTTTCAAACCTGTATCTTGCGTCCACTACTATGTTTACCACTGTTCCGTCAGGGCGTGTTACGTCGGCTCTTGTTTCGTCAAGTACTTTGTTTCCGTCTTTTCCTTTAGCATATACATAATAAGAAAGTTTTGCTATGCTTCCATCGAAATCCATCATTAATTTAGAGATAAACTCTTTTGGTGGCTGTGTATCGAATCGAGCTTCGTTCCCTACCATATATTTCTGTATCTTTGCTTGGCCCATCGCTTGGATCTTCTTATACCTTTTGAACATCCTGGTTTTTACAGGAAGTAACAGACTAATATCTATTATTTTCTTTCTTCTGTTGGGCTTGTCCATTATTATTGTCTGGGGTGCTGTTGAATTCTCTGGTTCGTTCTCTTTAATTTCTTCTTTTACCATTTTTCCTCCTTGAGTCATGCTCTACCGTAATGGGTTTGCAATCCTCCTTTTTTTTTACTTTGTGAAATCTTTGCAATGTACTCTTCTCTTTTGAGTATTCTTCTTAAGTTTCCATGTATACTAGTCAGTCCAATCTTTTTTTTTAATGCTTTTTCGATTTCTTTTGCACTATAAAAGTTTCCTATATGCTTATCAAGGAATTCCATAATATCAGTTTGGCTCATAATTGTTTCCCGCACTTATGACAATACTTATCGTTAGGACTTATATGAGATTTACATCTGCTGCATCTTGCTGTCTTTACATTCATGTCACTTAGGTCTGCGTTGATTCCGTGGTATTTCTTCACTTCTGCTCACCTCTCTTTGCAAAGTAGTAAATCACATAAATAATTGCTGCAGGCCAAAATATAATTAGCCAAAAGATTAACCATCCTATCTTGAATTTAATCTGTTTCATCTATATCATCCTCCTCTTCTCCGCCTAACATTCCATAACCGAACTCGAACTTTTCCATTTCGCTTCTTTCTAATGCGTAACCTAAAGCTATCGGTATATTTCCATGAGGTCCGACCTCAACAAGCTTCCCGTCAGCTAAAGCATAAGTAGTACACTCGTCAAGTATTTTATGAGCTATCTGTTTGTCTCTTTCGGTCTTGTAAGGAATTCTAAGATAGTATCCGTCCCCGTCTTTTCTTGAATTAAAGTTTCGTTCAAAGATTGTTCCAAGTCTTTTTATCATGTTAATTTTAGAGACACTATGTCTTTTTCCTTCAAACTCTGGGTCTATCTGTTCTTTAGCTGGTGCATCACTTGAACCGGTCCAAAAAAGCGTATACTCGAAGTTATATTTTCTTAGCTCGTTACTCATTGACCTTATACTATTTTCTTCAAGAGCATTATCGTTACAATTAAGCCGACTAGAATTATATTCAATATAATCAAACTGTTCAGTAGTCGACATTCCCATTTTGCTCTGACACGAAATAATTGTATACCCATCGGAATCTTTCCCAACCACAACGAAAGCACTCTCATCAGCAGTGACTCTATCACTAAAAGCGAAATCAACACCTTGACATATAAAATCATATTTATTTCCCTCCTCTTCGTAAGTAAGTGATTCGTCAAACGTAGACAGAACCCATACTCTTTTTATTAGACTTGCAGTATCATCTATTGGATCATTCATATATTCTGATTGAAAACTAGTAGAACCTATGTCGTATTTTATTTCATCAAGTACCTTTTTTGAATAAATGGCAGGAAACAATATAGTCTCTGGATCTATTTCGGTTGTGCCTGGAAGAAATTCGCATGCCTTGTATATGTTTCCTTTAAGTACTCTGATTTTAGTAACAAGCGTAGAATCATGATGAAGGATAGTTCCTATTATTTTATATTTTCCGTTGATTGGATCAAGTGCAGGTATTATTTGCTTATTTACTTTGTCTAAATCTTTTCTTCTAAGAAGTGGATTGAGCACTCTCATGTCGTTTTCTATATCATCCATTATTATCTTAGTTGGCCTATAGTTTCCGTACTTTAGACCTCTGATGTTTTTCTCAAAAGAAAGTGCCTGGATTCTTATTCTGTTTATATCATAGCAATCTTCTCTGTCTTTTCCGTTCGATTCGTCTTTTCCTCGCTTTATTTCCATAGGCCCATATATGAAATCGATTCGCTTATTGTACTTTAGTTCATAAGATAGAGGTTCAAGAAAAGATACTGACTTAGTATGATTCTCAGAAGTATATACTATATATTTTTCTTTTTTGTATACTACATCATGAATAGTTATCCCTTGGCCTACTAATGTACTCTTTCCGTGACCTCTGGGAGCAGCTAAAGCATTATTATTTGGGCCTTGGAATATAACTACTATTTCTTTATGAAAGTCAGCAAAGGGTTTAGTAAATGCTGCAGGCAGACAAAATCTACAGAATACTTCAAAGTTCTCAGGAAGGGAGAAAAGATAAAAGAAAGCACCTCTAATGAAACTTACCTCTTTTCCTGAATAAAGAAGCTTCTCACAATAGTCAAGGTTTATTTGCATGTTCTTTTATGTCCTCCATTAACTCTTCTATTTGGCTAGTAGAGAGTTTAGTAGTGCCTATTATTCCTTTTGTCTTTACTTCTAATTCTTGTTTAGTAGTATAGCCTCGTTTCTTTCCTTTGGTAGATAAAAGAAACCTGCATGCGGCTAAATCTCCTTTTCTGACTTTAAGGGATAGATGGCCTTCTGCAATATCTATTAACTGTTCTTTTTCGTGTTCTATATCTTCTCTAAGTTGAGGATGTTTCTCTAAGAAATTATAGAGATTTTTTCTATGGATATCGCATTTAGTAGCAATCAAATTAATAATTCCCTGCGTACCTGGTATAGCATTGCGAACTTTAGTTATCGTTAGTTTTCTTGCTGTTGGATTCCTCTTCTTTTTGGCCACTATTTCATCTCCTCTGGTGGCGTTCGGAGGTGAGTCTCCTCGTAATCACTCTTTTCAGAAAGCCCCTTATTCGCCTCATTCGGGGTTGTTATTGGGCTATTTTGGTATAGTTTTGCTATTGCTTGCTTGTAAAGAGGGTGTCCTCTTGGTACTAATTGATACTCTGCTACTAGTTTTAGGTTTTCAATTGACTCTAGGTACTTAATGGTAGGTTCTGTATCTAGGTCCCTAGTTGAGGTACTTAATAACATTTCTTCAAGTTCAGACTGGATAATATTCTGAGTATTTTGTTTTTCTTTTGCTCTATCGTACCATTTATTAGAATTATAATTTACTTCATGACCGTCTCTTTCTCTGTTTTGACTGTATCTTTTTTCGCTCATTCTAAATATGGATAAACTTATCACAGATCCTATGTGATTCACACACTTCTTTATGATATTTGTCACACCAACACTGTCTATCTTCATTGTATGTTGATGCTTCCTCGCAATATCCGCAATTATCTTCAGGATATTCTTCATCTATTAATCTATATGAATTAGTCATTTTACTTTCTCACAGATTTTTTCAGCGGTTAAATCATATAATGGATCATGTGTTATGTCCCCTAAGCTTCTAATTGTACCATCATCCTGCAAAACCCAATCCAATAAAATAATATGATCTTGTATGTTTTGTTCTTTACCATATCCACCTTTATACGCTGCCAACTTTTGCTGTAAGTTTGCTACAATATGTAATAATTTTCTCATTTACATCATCTCCTTCTTTGAGCACTCGCATTTTAATCTTGAAAGTAAAGTTCCCCATTCTCCGCAAGTATTACAGATTTTATAGATTCTGTTTCCCCCTAAGGTGATTAAGGACTGTTATTCAAATAAAGTGTACTTTGAACTTAAAACCTTTCGTCTTACTTCGATGTTATTAGGTGGTTCTTTGA